GATGCCATTGTTTTGGGCGAGCGCCGCTGTCGGTTTGATCGGTGCCGGCCTCATGTCTTTCGGTTACTTTGGAGTCTGATATGTTGACCCTTCTCTCTACCGTTGTCTCCTTCCTGATGGGTGGCCTCCCCAAGATTCTCGACTTCTTCCAAGACAAGTCAGACAAGAGGCACGAACTAGAGTTAGCGAAGATGCAGACCGAGCGCGAACTGCAAATGCTAGAGCGCGGCTATGCTGCTCAGGCAAGGGTCGAGGAGATCAGGCTAGATCAGATTCAAGCAAATGCCGAGATGCAGGCTCAGCAAACGCTTATCCAAGCGCAGCAGGCAGAGATGCAGGCGATCTACGCTCACGACATGAGCCTTAACGAAGGCACCTCGACATGGATGAAGAACCTGCGAGCCAGCGTCAGGCCGGTCATCACTTACGGGTTCTTCTTCCTGCTGGTGGCGATTGACCTGGGCTTGTTCTGGTACGGCTGGACTCGCGGCGTGGACTTCAAGGAGTTGGCAGATATGCTGTGGGATGCCGAGACTGCGACATTGTTCGCAGCCATAATAAGTTTTCACTTTGGTGGCCGCGCCTTTGGCAAATGAAAGTCTCAGACCGGCTCATTCAGATGATTAAGCACGATGAGGGCGTGCGGGTTAAGCCATACCGATGCCCGGCGCTGCTCTGGACTGTGGGCGTGGGCCATGTCATTGACCAGAGTCACATCAAGGTGCCATTTGAAGAACGCAAAACTCTACCGATTCCCGCTGGCTGGGATCGAACTCTAAGCATGGATGAAGTCAATGCAGTACTTGCTAAAGACCTTGAGAGCTTTGAGCGTGGCGTTTTACGACTCGCTCCTAATCTTGCTGGCCGTCAAAGTAAGTTCGACGCTTGTGTCTCTTTCAGCTTCAATGTAGGCTTGGGCAACTTCCAGAGAAGCACGATTCGCATGAAGATTCAACGAGAGGAATGGCAAGCAGCCGCAGATTCATTTTTGCTGTGGACAAAGGCCGGAGGCAAAGAGTTGCCGGGTTTAGTCAAGCGCCGCAAAGGTGAACGAGCACTCTTCCTATCTGACTGATGGCAACTAACCTTTATCAGCAACTGCAAGCGCCGGGCAATCCTGATCTGGGATCTGCTCCTCCTGCTTATGACACCAACTACGTCGATCAGAATAACGGCGTTTTACGCACCTACTTTACGCGGCTGAATAACGTCATCTCGACGCTGCTCTCTCCTCGCGGCGGCAAGTATCTCAACACGCCTTATGGTGCGTTTCAGGACGACACAGATCAGACTGACGGATCGACAGCGGTTGCGTACTACTTCAGATTCAACACGACAGACTTTAGCAACGGCGTGTCTGTGCAGTCTCGCACCGCATCGTTTACCGGATCAATTGCAACCACGACATTGACGGTATCGGCCATCTCTGCGGGGTCTATCTTCCCGTCAATGCAGATTTCTGGCACTGGCGTTACGGCTGGGACTCGCATCGTTGCGCAGCTTACGGGTACAACTGGCGGCACTGGAACCTACACGGTAAGCGCATCACAGACCGTAACGTCAACCGCCATGACAGGCGATCTCCCGTCAAAGGTGACTGTAGATCAAGCCGGCCTGTACAACGCTCAATTTTCTGCGCAGTTCATCAACACGACGAACGATGTTCAGGAAATATCTATTTGGTTCAGGAAGAACGGGACTGACATCGCGGGATCGAATAGCGAGTTTGGCATCAAGGCTAGGAAATCTACGGGGTCTGCAAGTCGCTTGATTGCGGCGATGAACTTCATCATTGACTTGGAGACAAACGATTATTTTGAGATGATGTGGCGGGTATCAGATTCTGGCGTTTCTCTTGAGCAGTTCCCAGCCGTAACAGCAAGCGGGACCACTCCAGCTATCCCTGCAACACCCTCGATAATCTTGACTGTCTCTTTCATGTCTAACCAATCAGCGTGACGCCATGCCATACATCCCTCTGAAGATTCCTCCTGGCGTGTACCGCAACGGCACTGAGTTTCAGTCTGCTGGCCGGTACTACGATTCATCGCTGGTGCGCTGGTACGAAGGCACGATGCGCCCTGTCGGCGGGTGGCGCAAACGCAGCACATCGCAGATGACGGGATCTTGCCGAGGCTTTATCAACTGGCGCGATAACAGCGGGGATCGCTGGATCGTTGCCGGTACGCATTCCAAGCTGTACGTCATGAACGAGGCCGGAACCCTCAAGGAGATTACCCCTTCAGGCTTTACGGCAGGCAGTGCCGACGCGGTGCAGAAGATCGGTTACGGTTACGGGCCTTATGGCTCATACGCCTACGGCGTAGCTCGCCCTGATATTGGATCTGTAACACCAGCAACGACATGGAGCTTAGATACCTGGGGCGAGTATCTTGTCGCCTGCTCAAGCTCTGACGGCAAGCTCTACGAGTGGCAGCTAGGATTCGCCACTCCCACGCTGGCCGCTGCGATCACGAACGCGCCTACCGGCAACGAGGCGGTAATGGTTACTTCTGAGCGGTTCGTGTTCGCTCTGGGCGCGGGTGGCAACACTCGCAAGGTTCAATGGTGCGATCAGGAAAATAACACTGTCTGGACTCCAGCCGCGACGAATCAGGCCGGCGACTTTGAGCTAACGACTGTCGGCAATCTCAAGTGCGGCAAACGTGTTCGCGGTCTTTCAATTCTATTCACAGATGTTGATGTCCATACCGCGACATATATTGGCCTGCCCTACGTCTACAGCTTTGAGAAGGTTGGATCTGCCTGTGGCGTGATTTCCTCGCAAGCCGTGGCGGCGATTGAGACTGCCGCGATTTGGATGTCAACTTCTGGCTTTTGGATATATGACGGATACGTCAAGCCACTGCCTTGCGATGTATCTGATTTTGTTTTTCAGGATCTCAATACATCGCAGGCCAGCAAGATATATGCGGTGAACAATTCGAAGTATGGCGAGATATGGTGGTTCTACCCGTCAAGCCAATCCACTGAGAACGACTCTTATGTCGTCTACAACTACCGAGAAGGACACTGGGCCATTGGCGATCTGTCGCGTACGGCTGGGACTGATCGAGGTGTGTACAGCAATCCTTTGATGGTTTCGGTTGACGGCTACATCTACGAGCATGAAGTCGGCTACGCCTACGACTCGGCTACACCTTTTGCGGAGTCAGGACCAATTTCTCTAGGGAACGGCGATCAGACCATGACGGTTCTGGAGTTGGTGCCAGATGAGCAGACGCTAGGCGAGGTGCAGGTTTCCTTTAAGGTAAAAGACTTTCCGACAAGTACGGAGACAACTTTCGGGCCTTATGCCGCTGCGCAGCCTACGGATGTGAGATTTTCAGCTCGGCAGGTTAAGGTCAGGTACACCGGGGCTGTGCTTGATGATTGGCGAGTCGGCGTGCCGAGGATGGATGCTATCGCGGCAGGAAAACGCTGATGGATGACTTTGAGAGGTGTTCTAAATGGCTGGAGGCGGCGCTAGAATACTCGGCAGGGACACACACAATTGAGGACATTGCAGCGGGGGTGAAGAGTGGCGCTTTTCAGTTCTGGCCGGCACCAAACGCAGCAGTAATCACCGAGATCATTGTCTACCCGCAACTGAAGGCTCTGAATTTTTTCTTAGCTGGCGGCGACCTAGATGAACTCAAAGCGATGCGACCATACATCGAGCTTTGGGGAAGGCGAAATGGTTGCACCAGGGTTAACCTTGCTGGCCGCAAAGGCTGGCAAAAAACCTTTTTAAGAGATGAAGGATACGAACCTAAGTGGTTTGTGTTGAGCAAGGAGCTTTGAGATGGCAATCACCTATCCGAGCCAGTTGATGAGAACGCAACTGCCTTACTACGTCAGAGAAGGCGACATCTACTCGCAGATCATGGGGCAGATGCCGCAGCGCCGAGTCACTAGTCCCTACGGCAACTTCACTGGCGGCTATGACCCTAGCATCTACTCTCGCAGGGCTGCAACTGTAGCTCCTGAAACCTCTGGCGGTCTGCTCGGTGTGGCTGATGGTGGCGGGATAGGCGACATGGGTGGCTTAGGTGCTGGCGGCTATGGCATGAATGATGGAATGGGCCTTATCGGACTAGGCAACGCTTTGTCAAGTCTAGGTCTTACGGGGCTGGGTAATTCGATCAGCAATTATGGGACTGACCTTCTTGGTGCGATGGAGTCTCAAGCCGCTGCCGACGCTGCTACAGCCGCGTCAATGGGAGCGGTTGCTTCTGACGCTGCATCCTCAAGCAATACCGCAGGACTAAACGCTGCTGCCGCTGCCGCAGAGATGAGCGCGGCTATGGATGCAGCCGCAGCAGAGGCCGCCGCTTTGGGTGATTTGGCCGGCCTAAATGCCGGAGATGTTGGTGCAATGAGTGGCCCTAGCGATGCCTCTGCCGGTGATTTAGGCGGTTTGATTGCCGGCGATATGGGTAGCATGGCTGCTGCCGCAGATGCGGCTGCTGGATATGCCGCTGCTGATGCCGCAGGCATGTCAGGTTTTGGCAGTGAGGGTGCGTTTGGTTCTTCTAGTGCATCCGACAGTGCTGGTGACTTAGGCGGCATGGGTGCCGGCGATATGGGTGGTATGGGTTTTGGTGGCGATGCAGGATTCGGAGGCGATGCAGGTTTTGGAGGCGATAGCGGCGGCGGCCTTTACTACAAAGGCGGCAAGGTCACTATGGGTGGCCTGCTCACTGACTTTGATCCTCCCGGACCGGATGACGGTTACGCAGCCCTCCAGGCTGGCGAGTACGTCATCAAGAAATCAACCGTGAAGAAGCTGGGCGACAAGAAGCTCAAAGCCTTGAACGAAGGCCGGGCAACGATCAAAATGCGTAAATGAAGGAGTTGGAATATGTCTAAAGGTGGCGGCGGCACGCAAACGACTACGCAGTCAATTGACCCTGATCTGAAGAATGCATACCTGCAACAGATTGAGCAGGCGCGAGGTGTGGCGGCTGCATTGCCTGCGCAGCAGTTCGCGCAGTTCAATCCCCTGTACGAGGCTGGCGAGCGGCAGCTTACAAACCTGGGGCTGACTCCATTCGCGCCAGAAGAGATCACAGCCTTTCAGAATCCTTACGAGCAGCAAGTTGTCCAGAATACGCTTGCTGACATCGAGGAGCAAAGGCGCATGGCGCAGATGGTTGAATCGCAGCGCGCCACAGCGGCTAAAGCCTTTGGCGGTAGCCGGCAGGGCGTAGCGCAGGCTCTGACCAACGATGCATATCTTAGGGAGGCCAGCAGGGCATCTGCGGGGCTGCGCCAGCAAGGCTACGGCGAAGCTGCAAGACTTGCCCAGCAGGCGCGCAACATTGGCCGTCAGGGCGCAATGGATGTCCTCGGTCTTGGCGGCACCCGTCAGCAGCTTGAGCAGCGTGAGCTTGATACTCTGCGAAACATCGGCCTTGAGCGGTTGGGGATATCGCAAAGCGCATTGAGTGGGAGCCTGCCAAATCTTGGCATGACGACGACATCTCCGCTGTATCGCAATCGCGGATCTGGGGCGCTTGGTGGTGCATTGGCTGGAGCAAGTTTAGGAAGCAGCATCCCAGGAATTGGAACTGGAATCGGCGCTGGCATTGGTGGTCTGCTTGGCCTGTTTGGATGAGGTGAAACATGGCAACATCATTTGATCTTGGCGGGTTGCTGGGGTCGGCATTCGGTGCTGACGAATACGGCGATTTATTGACGCCAGAGCAACAATCGTCGATCAGGAATAGGGCTATGCTTTCCGCTGCCGCTGCGCTCTTGCAGGCCGGTGGCCCGTCTACGACACGCACCACGCTAGGACAGGCGCTCGGGTCTGCTTTGACCGCTGGTCAGGCTGGCGCTGAGAGAGCGCAGCAGTCGGCATTAGCCGGCATGATGACTCGCCAGAAGCTGGAGGAGGCGCGCCGAGCGCGTGAGATGGAAGAGAACATTGCTAAGATTCTTGGCGGTGGGCAACAGATTGCGCCTGCTGCTGGAGGTGAAATCACTCCAGATATGGCGCTCGCTGCGCCAGTTACCGAGGGTATGCCTGCTGGGCCTACGGTTGCGCGAGCAGGGATGATCGGGCAGGCTACGCCCGCTGCGCCTGCGATGAGTCCTAATGAGATGCAAGCGCAGCGGTATCGTGATGCTGCTCGTTTGTACACATCAAGAGGCCGAACTGAAGATGCCAAGCGCATGATCGACATTGCCGAGCAGCTTGCGCCGACTCGGCAGAAGGTCATCGGAGAGCCGATCCAGACTAGGACCGGCTGGGTTCAGCGTACTGAGTCTGGTGGCTTTATTCAGTTGCCCAAGGACTTTGAGCCGCAAGTTAGGGTCAAGCCGATTGGCGAGCCTTTGACCGTTACGGATGAGGCATCCGGCAATCAGATTCTTGTCCAGCGTTTCGACGACAACACCATCAAGCCGCTGGAAGGTTTTGGCCCTAAGCGTGATGTCGTGCTGCAAACCATTGACGGCAAGATTGTCGCTATTGACAAGAGCAAAGTCGCAGCAGGGCAGACATTTGGAACCGGCAGGAACTTGCAATTCGTTGATGTTGATGGCACCAAGCAGCTTATTGACCTTAACGCGACACCTGTCGGAACCGTATTCGGCAAAGGCCAAGATCTCCAGCTTGTTGACGTTGATGGTCAGAAGCAACTGATTGATCTGAAAAACACTCCTGTCGGAACAAAATTCGGCACTGGACAGAACATCCAGATCATTGACGTTGATGGTCAGAAGCGTGCAGTTGATCTGAGGAATATTGCTCCGGGAACAACCTTTGGAACCGGCATATCTCCGGTGGAGCAAGCGCGCCTAGACATTGAACGTCAGACTCTGGACATTGCCCGTGAGAGGCTTAAGATCAGTCAAGATGAGTTCAATCGCGGCAACTATCAGAGAGTGGAAACTCCTGGCGGCATTATGTATGTGCCAACGACTCCAGGCGGTAAAGTCATTCCTCTGACGGATGCGACAGGCAAACCCTTGATGGGCATTGAAGGCCAGCAGCTTGAGATTGCTCGGCGCAGGCTGAACATCAGCGAAGCCGAGTTCGCTAGGGGCGCGTATGAGCGCACCGAGACTGCCAACGGTATCTTTTATGTCCCGAAGGTTCCTGGCCGGCCCATCATTCCTCTTACCGATGCAGCAGGCAAGCCGCTGATGGGTGCTAGCGGATCGGCAAGGCCGACAGAAGGCGAGTCGAATGCTGCTGGTTTCGCCCAGCGTATGGAAAGATCACAGGATGTCATTAGTGGTCTACCAGCAGGATCGCAACCCGGCGTAAGGGCTGCTGTGGCTGGATCGTTGCCCGTCATTGGTGGTGTCGCGCAGCGGCGTGCAATGACTGCCGAGCAGCAGCAGTACAAGCAAGCCGCAGATGATTGGATTCGCGCCAAGCTGCGCAAGGAATCTGGTGCTGTCATCGGTGAGGATGAGATGCGCAAGGAATACGAAACGTATTTCCCGCAAATTGGAGAGGGGCCAGAAGTTATTAGGCAGAAAGAGCAGGCTCGCGCCATCGCCACTGGCGCTATGCGAACATCTGCCGGCAGGGCGTATCAGCCTTATGTGCCGCCGCCCCCAGCGCAAGTCCCGAAAGAAGGCGACACGGCAAAAGACAGGAACAACAGGAACATTGTTTTCCGTAACGGTCGATGGGAATATCAATAATGGCAACTTCACCACGTTCCGGTCAGGCAGTCCCGCTCGATGATCTGCCCGAGTCTCTTCGCGTAGCCGCCCCAGCATCAGGCGAGCCGGTGCCTGCTGGAGCAATGCAGCCTCCTGCTGCTGCGCCGAGGTTTCAAGGCACGCCAGTACAAGCCGGCATTGGCCGATCACTTCTTCAAGGCTTGACGTTTGGTTTTTCCGATGAAGCAGAGGCAGCAATGCGCGCTCGCGCAACGTCTGGTCCTCGTTACGAGCAGGAGCTTGCCAGGGTCAGGGCTGGCATCAAGCAATACGAAGAGCAGTACCCAGTAAGAGCATTTGCTGGCGAAGCTACTGGAAGTTTGCTGCCTACGGTTGCCGGTATTTTTGCGGCTCCTTTTACTGGCGGTGCATCTACTGCCGCCACAGCAGCCAGCGCTGCTCGCATTCCTGGCCTTGCCTCAATGATGACGAGGGGCGCAGGAGCAGGCGCAGCAACTGGCGCTCTGTCTGGTGCCGGTACGGCTCAAGGCGGCATTGAGGATCGAGTCCTTGGCGCAACGCTTGGTGGCGTTACTGGTGGCGTACTCGGCGGGGCGACTCCAGCTATTACATCTGGCATCGGATCTGGCGCTCGCATGGTTGGCGAAGCCACAGGTATCGTGCGCCCGCAAGATCCACTGAACAAAGCGCAAGAGATTCTCGCTCGCAAGATTGCCCAAGAGGGCATGACTCCGCAGCAGTTGGCGGCACGCCAAGCCGAAGTAGTCCGTACCCTCAAGGCGCGTGATGAGACTCTTGCAGACATTGCCGGCGAAGGTGTCAGACGCCTCGCTCGCGGTGCAATGGCTATCCCGCAGGCAGCGGAAACCGAAACCCGTCAGATGCTGACGGAGCGCATGGTTGCTGCCGGTCCTCGCATCATCAAGGACATCACCGATCTGACGGCAGTCGGTGCCCGTGATTTGGATGATGTGGCAAACGACATCATCAATCGACGCTCGATGCTTGCGACTCCGTTTTACGATCAGGCGCGGGCAGCAGGACAGATTGAGTCATTCGCAATCGACAACCTGCTCAAGAAGTCCAAGGACATTCAGACTGCCATTGCCAATGCTCGACGTTTGCCGCAGTTTGCCGATCTGCCTGATAACGATATGGTGATGCTGGACAAAGCATACAAGTATGTAGGCGATCTGGCCGAGGCCGCGAAGCGATCTGGCGAAAGGGAGCGGTTCCGCGATCTGGAGAGCCTGCGCACGCAACTGCGCAAAGCCATTACCGATGAAGTCTCTGTTTACGGCAAGGCTCTTGACACATTTTCGGGTGAATCGGCGCTGCTTGACGCGCTCAATTCTGGCCGCGAGAAATTTCTGCGCAAAACTCCGGCAGAGATTCGCCGTGAGTTGGATCAGTTCGCAGACGAGGGGCAGCAGCAGATGTATCGCCTGGGCGCTATCCAGACCCTGCGCGACGAGATCTACGGGATGCGCGAAACGGCTGATGTCGCCAGCAAGTTCCTCAATGATCGGAATATGAAGGATCGTTTCAAGCTGATCTTCAACTCTGTTGGCGAATACGAGAACTTCATCAAGAACTTGCAGCGAGAGCAGTCTATGGCGCGTACTCGCGGCATGATTGAAGGCGGTTCACCGACAACGCGAATCGCTCAGGAGGTTGGAGAGATTCAAGGTCCGGCACCGTCTGAAGTCATCTCGGCTGGCACGCAGATGCTTCGCGGCGATCTACTCGGTGGCGGTTCGCGTATGCTCGGCCAGCTTGTCCCGCGTATGCAGGGCATTGACCAGAATGTCGCAGAGCAGCTAACTCGCAGCGTGCTTGATCCGAGCTTCGTGCGTCAGCAAGAAACGCTGATGAGCCTCACGCCAGTGCTTGATGAGCTTAGGCGCAGGGCATTGCAGCAGCAGACGCGAGCAACTGGCTACTCCGCTACCGCAGGCACTGCGGTGCCTGGATTGCTGGGGGAGTAATGGCCGACTACATTCGCCCAACACCGCGTAACCCTCTTCTGGGTTTGCTATCTGACGCCTTAACTGGTGGCGTAGAGTGGATGCGAAGCCCGCAGCGTGCGCAGCAGATGCAAGGTCTAGGAGGGCTGCTCGCGGAGACAGGCATCCCCGCAACGGTTGAGCGCATGTCCTACGGCGAGCCTCTGACAAAGGGCAGAGGCATGACGACACGCCTGCGCCCAGAGGCCGAGGCGGCTCTTATGACGCTGGCACCGGAGGCTGTGCCGATTGGCCGTGCGGCGATGGCGGGCGTGAGAGCCACGAAGGGGCTGCCGGTTGGGGCGAGTGTCAAAAATGTGGCCTCAAAAATCAATGTTGACACTAATGAAGCAGGAAATTATTTATCGGCTAAATCTGAGTTTGGGCAAGTTGGAGGAGTCATCAGACCACCAGACTCCATTTCTGATGTGCCTTACCTAAAGATCAGTTACGCTGAACTTGACGAAGCACAGCGTGGGAAGGGACTCGGGAAAGGTTTGTATGAGGCTCTTATCAATGAAGCCTCTAATAGAGGTTTAAGAGTTTTCAGCGACTTCACGGTGGAAAAGCCAGCCGTAAATGTCTATAAGTCACTTCAGAAAAGCGGTTATGACGTTTCCGATATGAGCGCAGGCGTCTTGGATGATGGCTCTGTTTACGGTGCTGGCGCAAATTCTCCAGCATTTGAAGTCAAGCCTAAGCGCGGCCTTCTCGCGCCTTAACGCGCCCGCCTCTCAATCAGCGCCATCACCTCGCCATCACCGGCCTGCTCCGCAGTCGGCGCAAACAGAGCGCGGTTACGCGAGGCAGCGCCTTCTCTCGGATCGCACAGGAAGTAAACCGCCAAGGACTTGCGGTGCTGTCCTACAGGGCACGCTACAGGCTCAGGCAGTCCATGCCAAGCGTTTGTCGTGTCGAAGATCACAGCGCGATTAAACAGCGGCGCGATTGATTTCACCAGCTCGCCGGGCTTGCCATTGTCATCGCGCCACAGCCCCAGCGAGCCGCCCCACGACTCCTGCCAGTCGGGGTTAAGGTACACGATGAGATTGAGTCGGCGCTCCAGCTTGATCTTAGGATGGATGCTGTAGTCCAGATGCGGGTTTAGCTTACCGCCAGAGCCGTGAATGTGTAGGCCGGCACCGTGAAGGCCGTAGTCTGGGAATAGCCTGCCATTCGTCAGAGCCTCAAAAGGCAAGATGCACTCAAGCGAGTTCATGTCATAGAAAAACCTGTACAGGTCAGGCGAGAAGTGGTGCCAGTTGTTGCAGGTCTTCTTCACCTCGATGGCGTTATCGTATGAATGCCAGATCGGTGAATCGAAGTCTGGGAAGTCGCTGGACAGTTGCAGAGCCTGCTGCTCATCCATGAACCCGTCAATCACCAGATGCGGGAACGGGTCGAGGCTATCCCACTTCATTGGCGGGCACCGTAGGCGGCGATCAGCGCGGAATC